GACTTTTTTTCATAAAATGGTTGACAAAGATACGAATGTGTAGTATAATGGACCTATATTAAATGATAAGAGATTAAATTATGAGTGAAGTGAAAATATCAACACAAAACATTGTCAAGAAGTTAATGACTATGTATCCAGATCAAACAGAGTTTCGCAAAAATATCATTGTAGATGTTGCGAAATCCTTAGGATACCGAAGTTCAGATTTTTGGCCCTTAATGACTAAGGAAGCTCGAGTAAAAATTGGAACCTATGATTTAAAACCAGTTATTACAGAACTTCAACCCACTATTACTGATGTGGTAGATGTATCACAACCTGCAGTAGCTAGTATGACACAATCGATCGTAAATGAGGAAAAATCATTTGCTAAACCCGACCCGACATTTGTTCCATGGGGTGCATTCGGAGATATTGTTAAGATACTCAAATCCGAAATGTTTTACCCAGTATATATAAGTGGACTGTCCGGTAATGGTAAGACCTTCATGGTTGAACAAGCCGCGGCCAAACTTAATAGAGAATTTGTACGGGTTCAAATTAACCCAGAAACAGACGAGGATGATTTACTTGGTGGATTTAGACTTATTAATGGTGAGACTGTCTTTTCAAAAGGACCGGTACTTAAGGCTATGGAAAATGGTGCAGTTTTACTTCTCGATGAAATTGATAGAGCTACGAATAAAATTATGTGCTTACAAGGTATCCTTGAAGGAAAACCTGTACTCGTTAAGAAAACGGGTGAAACGATTAGTCCGGCGGCTGGATTCAATATTATAGCTACGGCGAACACTAAGGGTAAGGGATCAGAAGATGGTCGATTTACTGCTGCAACAATTATTGATGATGCATTCTTGGAACGGTTTACAGTAGCAGTAGATCAACAGTTTCCCTCACAAGCGATTGAAAAGAAAATCGTGTTAAAACACATGCAAAAGTTTGAAGTCGTTGACGAACCCTTTGCAGAAAATCTTGTGGCCTGGGCCGATATTATTCGAAAGACCTTTTATGATGAGGGTGTGGATGAAGTTATTTCGACCCGTCGTTTGTGTCACATTGTTCAAACCCATTCTATCTTTAAAAACATAATGAAGTCAATCGAATTGTGTATTGCTCGATTTGATGATGATACTAAACTCGCTTTTCTTGATCTTTATACTAAGGTGGATGCTAACACCATTGAGCCGGAGGCGGAGAATCTAGAAGATTCTCCATTCCCAGATAATATAGCTGATCGAATATAAAGAACGAAAGCGCGAAGAAAAGACATAAAATGAATATAACCGTGACAAATCGTAACTTTTTTACATTTATATGTACATAAAAGTGTATAATGTTTACATTTATATGTACATAAAAGTGTATAAGTGAGGAGTTAGTATGACAAGAATCGAATTAATTAGACAAGCTGCCTTAAAAGTTAAGGCAGAAAAGCTTGCCACAACTGTTGAGGAATTAGAATTCCAAGAATCAATAGTCAAATTAGACAAGCGTAAAGCAGAGATTAAAGCTGCTGAAAAGGCTCGTAAAAAAGAAGAGCGATCGATCGCTGTAGACCTAAGAAAGGTCATCCGGTATGTTAAATCCGGTAATCTAGACTTTAACCGACCAGAAAACATGTATTATTCTGATAAAGATATTGCTAAGTTTCTAGAAGATAGTTCAATAATGGACGCATATAACGCAAACAAATTTGCAGATGGAGATTATTATGTCAAATAATATACACAATACTGAAGAAGAGCTCTTAATCGAAATAGATAGATTAGATAATAAGTCCTTTGATATGGAATGTGTTATAAGAGATGTTAATTCTGAAACTAAGGCAATCAAATATGATGATATTCCTATGAATATCTATATAAAGATACAATCATTAGCTAAAGATCATGGTATTGATGAGAACGAACTTGCATGGAAAATGGATGAAGTTCTTGATGCCATTAACAATCTTGAATCCGCTATTTATGATTTAGTTGTACCTTTCGAAGATAAGAAAAGAGATATTGATAACAAGAAAGACGACCTCGAATATGAGTTGGAGGATGTAGCATAATGGCATTATTTAAACCAAAGAAAGAATATAAAATGAAGGGTGGTATACAAAAGATATATCAATTTGAAAATGGCATGGGAGCATCAGTAGTTCGCCACGACGTTTCATATGGTGGTGATAGAGGTTTGTGGGAACTCGCAGTACTCGATCAAGCAGGAGATCTAGATTATAGTACTCCAATAACAAACGATGTTTTAGGATATCAAGACGACGAAGATATTCAAAACGTTTTAATGGAGATAAGTAAACTTTGATGAATAAGAAACCACAACTGAAGAAACAACATTCTAATCCAGATTACAAATTTAACGAGGGGGCTCTTATTGAAGAGCTCCAAAAACTGAGGACACAACATTTTAATCCAGATTACAAATTTAACGAGGGGGCTCTTATTGAAGAGTTCCAAACGTATATTGATTCTACATACTGTGCTCACTACGGACAAGGGGGATTACAATCTTCTGAAGTCATAGTAGACAGGGGCCATGGGATGGGATTCTTTCTAGGTAACGTAGACAAATATGTGGCCAGATATGGAAAGAAAGGTAGCACCCCTGCGGAATACCGAAAGGATCTCCAAAAGGTGCTACATTACGGATTACTTGCGTTGTATGAACATGATCGCAAGTACAAAAATAACAACTTATAGTATCAATAAAAAATTGAAAAAAACACTTTACTTTTACCCGAGAATGTGATATAATATTATATATAATTTACAGGAGAAATTATGATTATTTCAGACGATACCCTCAAGGTATTGCAAAATTTCGCTAGTGTTAATCCTAACCTAGTACTAAAACCAGGCCAAAAGGTGAAAACAATTTCAGAGGCAAAAAACATCATGGCCATTGCTGAAATCACCGAGGACTTTCCAACGGAATTCGGAGTCTATGACTTAAACGAATTTCTATCCGTTCATGGTCTAATTGAGAATGCTGCACTGTCCTTTGATGATAAATCACTTACTATGGCTAGCGGTGATCAAAAAATCAAATACTATTTTGCCGAGACTGACATTTTAACACAACCAACCAAAGACATTACAATGCCTAACGCAGAAGTTGGTATTAATCTCACAGAACAAGTACTTGATCAAATCCAGAAGGCAGCGTCTGTATTAGGTCATATGGAATTATCACTTAGTGGTACCAATGGACTTATAACAGCAAGTGTCTTAGATATTAAAGACGCTACTGCTAATACCTTTGATATTGTGGTTGATAAAGACAATTCATGTAAAGAACAATTCAATTTTGTGGTTAATATCCCAAACTTGAAACTACTATCCGGTGACTATTTTGTGTCAATCAGTTCTAAATTGATATCAAATTGGCAAAATACCAACTATCCGGTAGAATATTTTATAGCTTTAGAAAGAACTAGTAGTTATGGTGTATAAGTATAAGTACACAGAAAGAATCTCCCATTATAATGATGGGGATAATATGGAGTTTGCCGAATGGTCGGGATCTCTTAATTTAGTCTACTTTGCAAAGGAGAAGAAAGATGGCTGATGAAGTAAATGCAGTTGAAACTGCACAGAACGAGGCACCGCAACTGTCTCTACAAGATATCGCAACTATGGTACAAATTATTGATGTTTGTAGCAAGCGCGGTGGATTTGAAGGCCCAGAGCTAGAAGCTGTGGGTGGTTTGCGAAATCGAGTGGTAGCATTCTTGAATGCTGTTGCTCCAAAAGATGGTGATGCCCCTGAGGGTGACTTGCCAGCCGAAGAGGACCCAGCTGATTCAGCTGATTCAGCTGAGTCCTAATCAAACGGGGGCCCTCGGGCCCCCATTTTATTAAGGAATTATATTATGGATCGCAATGAATCCTCACGCCTAATCGAGGCACTCAAAAACGGTACTGTTACAGTAACATTTAAGAAAATCATTACAGATGAAGTGCGGGTAATGCCGTGCACACTCAACCCAGTAGTCCTAGAAGCATACGATATTAAGTCAGAAATTAAGGATGTAAATCCAGAGACTGATCATCTTGCTGTGTGGGCATTAGACAAGGAGGCTTGGAGGTCGTTTCGACTTTCTACAGTTATTGGTTGGGAGGTATTATAATGGATGAGTTCCTCTGGGTTGAGCGGTATCGTCCACAAAAAATTGACGATTGTATATTACCGAAATCTATTAAGAAAACTTTTGGAGATATTGTTAAAGGGGGTGACTTACACAATATGCTTCTAACCGGTACGGCCGGAACAGGTAAAACTACTATCGCTAAAGCTCTGTGTAATGAACTCGATCTCGACTATCTGTTAATTAACGGATCAGAAGAATCAGGTATTGATACACTCCGAAATAAAATTAAGAAATTTGCCTCATCGGTCTCCTTACAGGGTGGCTATAAAGTAGTAATACTTGATGAGGCAGATTACCTTAATCCACAATCAACCCAACCTGCTCTTCGTGGATTCATTGAAGAATTTAGTGCGAACTGTAGGTTTATATTAACGTGTAATTTTAAGAATCGTATTATTGAACCACTACATAGTAGATGTTCTGTAATCGAATTTAATATGTCCAAGAAAGATTCTGGTGTGCTTTGTGCTGAAATGCTCAAACGTATTCAGTTCATTCTGGATAGTGAAGGTGTAAGATATGATGTTGCTGTAATTGCAGAACTGATTATGAAACACATGCCAGACTGGCGTCGAGTGTTGAATGAATTGCAAAGATATTCTGTATCTGGTATTATTGATACAGGTATATTGGTTACCTTATCAGAGGTATCGGTAAACGAACTAATGAAATCCCTACAGCGCAAAGACTTTAAGAAAATGCGCCAGTGGGTAGCAGATAATATTGACACAGAACCAGCGGCTGTATTCCGTAAGATATACGATAATATGTCCGAGTATGCAGAACCACAATCTATTCCTCAGTTAGTTCTCATTCTTGCAGATTATCAGTACAAAAATGCCTTTGTGGCTGACCATGAGTTGAATATCGTGGCCTGCTGCACTGAAATTATGGCTGGAGTCAAGTTTAAATGAACCCATTTGATTATGTAAACAGCATCAATATCACTAAGAAAGATATTATGCACGATGATATTTCAGAAAAGGCATACACTCCGTTTATGGTTAATAGGGCCTTATCATACTTTAATGATACTGTTCTATATGCTAACGAGATGAATGTTAACCACACTATAGATAATAAGCTTCAATATCATTTTCTTATAAATATAATTAAGAAGAAGAAAAGATTCTCAAAGTGGTTGAAGCCACAAGAGGTGGAGAATCTAGAGCTCATTAAAGAATATTATGGATATAGTAATGAAAAAGCTAAGTCCGTTTTACCATTATTTAATGATGAAAATATTGAAACATTGAAACAAAGGGTTTATAAAGGTGGAAAACGCAAATATTGAAATCAAAAACTGGACACCGGCAGACATGCTGGAAATCACTCTTAACGAACCCGACGACTTTTTAAAAATACGTGAAACATTAACACGTATTGGCGTAGCATCACGTAAGGATCAAAAATTATATCAGTCTTGTCATATACTCCATAAACAAGGTAGATATTTTATTGTACATTTTAAAGAACTATTTTTGTTAGATGGAAAACCATCTAACTTAATAGAGAATGACCTAGAACGTAGGAACACAATTGTAACACTTCTAGCAGATTGGGGATTGTTAACAATTATCACCCCAGCCATGACAAAGAATCTAGCACCATTGCGACAAATAAAGGTTATTCCATTTAAAGAAAAAACGCAATGGGAACTGTGTCCTAAGTATAATATAGGTAACAGTAATAATGGAGAAAAAAATAAAAGACACTTGGAAAAGATTTCACAAATTAATGAAATCCAGCAGACTGAATAAAGTGTGCCAAAAGTGTTTAAAGTAACAACGAAAGTTGTATAAATATATGTGGTTGCCGAATATTCGGGGCCACATTTATACCTTGCTAAATAAATAGGAGGAAGCTATGGTAAGAAATACTATGAACGTGCCGCGTTCATTATTCATTGGGTTTGAGCCCATTCTAAATGAACTTGAGAGAATCCACAATGCTGGAAGATCCCAAGATAACTATCCACCCCATAATGTTGTTAAGGTCGATGATGAAAATTTTATCATTGAACTTGCAGTAGGGGGATTCTCAGAAGAGGATATCGACGTAGAGGTAAAGGATGGTATTCTTTTAGTGAAAGGCCAACACGCTAATGATGATGCTCGTGAATATGCACATAAAGGTATCTCATCCCGCAAGTTTGAAAAGTCATTCCGACTTTCTGAATTTGTTGTTATTGACGGTGCCAATCTGATGAACGGAATACTAGTGGTTAACGCCAGAGTAGAAGTTCCAGAAGAGAGGCGTCCTAGGAAGATCGCATTAGGGTCTGCTGGGCCATCAAAGAAGAAGGAGTTTATCCAAGATTAATTCCGGTGAGCAGCGAAAACTCAGTAGATATGTTTAACACATTTACTGGAGAAATAACATGAAACATATTATCCAATTTACGGAAAAGTATGAAAATGTTGCCGAGACCTTAAAAACAACTATTGTAGCAATATTGACAACAGGGCTAATTCTAGGATTAGCCCCAGCCATCATGGCCCTACAATTACATAGTTTTTAAGTCTTATTGACTATCATGGGGGGACGTAAAAACTCCCCCCATTTTTAGTATATATAAATGAAAAAAACACTTTACATTTGCACTAAAGTGTAGTATAATATACTTATTATTAAAAGGTGATATTTTTATTATGAAATTTTATACAAATGTAACAAGATACGGTAATATGTTACTTTATCGTGGCTATGAAAACGGCCAGAAAAAACAACAAAGAATCAAATACCAACCCACTTTATTTGTAAACACGCCCAAACAAACTTCATGGAAATCCCTTGACGGCACGCCTGTTGCCCCTATTAAGATGGAATCTATGCGTGATGCAAAAGAGTGGATTGCTTCTAATAAGTCCACTGTAGGTAGGAAGATATTCGGCAATGACCGATATATTCCAGCGTTTATAAATGACGAATTTCCTGGCATTATTGAGTGGGATCGTAACAAGATTAATGTTACTTCATTCGACATTGAGGTGGCATCCGATGAGGGTTTCCCACAAGCAGATGCTGCAGATTATCCGGTAATTTCTATTGCCCTTAAAAATAATATTGACAATACCTATTACGTGTGGGGTCTTAATGACTATGATGTAGAACAATCCCTAATGAAAGATAACCGAGTAGTGTATAAGAAATGCGCATCCGAAGCAGAACTGTTATCTGATTTTATATTACATTGGTGTTTACCAAGTAATTGTCCGGATATTATAACAGGCTGGAACATCAGATTCTTTGATGTGCCATATCTAGTCAACCGCACAATTAAAATTCTCGGCGACGATATGGCCCGTAAATTTTCTCCTTGGGGATTAGTCGACCGACATGACGTCAAAATGATGGGCCGCGAACAGACGACCTACGACCTCAAGGGTATCTCAACTATTGATTACCTAGAACTATTCCCGAAATTTGGTTACTCTTATGGCACTCAAGAATCATACCGATTAGATCATATTGCGAATGTCGTTCTTGGCGAGAAAAAACTTTCCTATGAAGAGCATGGCTCGCTCCATACATTATATAAATATGACCACCAAAAATTCATCGACTATAATATCAAAGACGTAGAATTGGTTGATCGGTTAGAGGATAAGATGGGTCTTATCACGTTATGTCTTACTATGGCATACCAAGGTGGCGTGAATTATGTCGACACATTTGGCGTGGTACACATATGGGAATCAATCATTCACAGATATTTGTACGAAAATAAAATCGCCATGCCTTTCTATGAGAATAAGGTAAAGACCCATTATCCAGGTGGTTACGTAAAAGACCCTATGGTTGGGTTACATGAGAATGTCGTTTCGTTTGACCTTAACTCACTATATCCATCTTTAATCATGCAGTACAATATGTCAACAGAGACTATTGCGTCTGGCGATGTTATGAACCTAGATATCGAGAAAATACTTCAAGGATATACTTTCAAGAATCCTGGTAAAGCTATCGGTGGTAACGGCCAAATGTTTAGAACAGATAAGAAAGGCTTTATGCCTACTCTTGTAGATGGTATGTACACCGAACGTGTTGGTATCAAAAAAGAAATGCTCTCTGCACAAAGAGAGTTACAAAAGGTAGATAAAAATGATAAACAAAAATTATATGAAATCGAAAAACGCATCAACATTGCTGAGAATAGGCAAATGGCTATTAAAATTCTTCTTAATTCTCTGTATGGTGCTATGGGCAACAAGTACTTCAGGTTCTTTGACCAACGTATCGCAGAAGCCATTACTCTGTCTGGACAACTTACAATACGGTGGGCAGAGGTCGCCATTAATAAATATCTCAACAGGGTGTTGTCCACCACCGGACATGATTATGTTATCGCAATCGATACAGACAGCCTGTATGTTAGCCTAGACGAACTGGTTAAACTGGTCGACCCAGTCAATAAGATTGATTTCCTAGATAAAGTCGCACAAGGCAGATTGGAACCTGTTTTGGCCGATGCCTATGCAGAGTTATACAAGATGATGGGCGGACTCGAAGACCGAATGGTGATGAAAAGAGAGGTTATCGCTGATCGAGGCATCTGGACAGCA